ATAAGACTTGTTTCTGATTTTAATTTCAAAGATGATGGTAGTATTGATGAATGTGGTAATTCCACTATCATTCCTAAATGTGTGGTACAAGAGGTTAAAGAAGTATCATGAGATTTTACATACCAGATTTAGTAATTTATATTATTGCAGTGGTATCTACGGCTTTAGTTTTAGTCATGATGCACAATCAACAGAAAAAAAGAATCGAGGAACAAAATTCAAAAGAAAATGTTTGAACATGCAGTAAGAGTTCCTTTTGATATGAAACCAGTCTTTACTCAATGTGAAAGACCATCTTTCAATGTAAACGACACAGACTTATTAATACAAGCACAAAAGGTTATAGAATTAAATAATCTAGGTGAGAATGTTTGGTTTGAAACTGAGACAGCAATCAAAGAGGATTTAGTTTACGAAACTGCTAAAAAGTTAGGTTTATTTAATGAACACGATAATTATCAATTATTACCAGAATGTAAAGATATCAAACAGCTAGGACTGGCAATAGAGGATGATGTCGTTATCATGCATAGAGGAAAACTAGAAGCTTGTTTTGTTGCATTCCCGTCTAGCTGGAACGCTGGTGAAAAAGTAGGAAAAAGTTTAACAGAGTTACATGAACCTATTGCAGACAATGAGGCATTACTTCGTGCATCAGATGGTATCATGAGAGCCATGTGTAGTGGACAGTCATTTCAGAGATACACTTGGGGTATATCACCTTTAAGTGGTTATAGTAATCACCCCTTGTATGAAAAACCAGAGATTAAAAATTTAAAAGATTTAACATTTAGAGTTGAACATGAAAGGACAATGACAGTCAAAGAGGGAGAGACAGCAGTGTTTTTAATTCATGTTGATACTTATCCACTAATGGATGTATTAGAGACTGATTCTGGTCTAATTATACAGGCTATTGAGAGTATGAGTGAGAGTGTGTTAGAATATAAGAATCTAATAGAAGTGAGGGAGTTATTACATGAACATATTTTATCTACATGAAGACCCAATACAAAATGCTAAATGGCATGTAGACAAACATGTTGTAAAAATGGTTACTGAGTATGCTCAGTTATTATCAACAGCACATAGAATTTTAGATGGCACTGAATACGAAGGTAGGACTGCCAATAATAGAAGAATTAGAAGATGGCGTTTGCCAGACAAAAGAGAGGACATATTATTTAAAGCAAGTCATGTGAATCATCCTTGTAATGTGTGGGTGCGTGAAAGTAAATCAAATTATCGTTTGATGTACAAGATTTACATGGCTTGTCTAGCAGAGTATACATATAGATATGGAAAAATACATGGTTCTACAAGACCATCATTGTGTTTATTAAAAACACCAAAAAATATTAAAGACAAAGGACTAACGGAGTTACCACAAGCTATGCCAGAAGAATGCAAAGTACCAGGTAACCCAATACAAGGTTATAAAAATTATTATATAAATTACAAAAATGGATTTGCTAATTGGAAGAATAGAATAAAACCAGAGTGGTATACATAATGCCTACATATACATTTGAAGATAAAGAGACAGGTGAAGTATTTGATAAGTTGATGAAGATATCTGAGAAAGGACAATATCTAAAAGACAACCCTAATTTAAAACCTGTATTAACAGCTCCTAATTTTGTAGGAGACCATATTGTTAAAAAAATGGATGGTGGAATGAAAGAAGTATTTTCAAAAATAGGAGATGCTCATCCAAATACACCTATTGCAGATAGGTTCAGTAGAAAATCTATTGCTGACCAAAGGAAAGATAAAGTGGTAAAAAAATACAATTTAGATAAATAGCTATGTGATAGCCAAAATACAAATAGACTATACACAGGAGACCTATCAAGGATTGATGGGTCTCTACCTTATTAGGAATAATTTATGACAAAACCATCAATAGGCGATATGATTGAACATTCTGAGCCTGAGTTTGAAAGAGTTGTGACAGGTAAAGTAATTGAATTGTTTAACTTACAGTTTTTATACGAAGTTCACAAAGTTGTAGAAAAAGATAAAGAGAAAATACCTGTAAATAAAACAAGCACTAGAATGTGTATGTTTAATGAGAGTTGGAAAAAAATTTAGAGGATAAATAGATTTATGTCAAAAAAGAAAGAAGTTACATCTGGTGATTTAGTAAAGATAGAACCTATAACAGATAATCAAAAGTTAGTATTTGAAAGTTATAAACAAGGTAAGAATGGGTTTTTCTTTGGATGTGCTGGTACAGGTAAAACATTTATTACTTTGTATCAAGCACTACAAGATGTTTTAAGAAATGGAACAAACTTCGATAGAGTTGTTATTGTTCGTTCACTTATACCTACAAGAGAGATTGGTTTTTTACCAGGTGATGAAGAAGATAAAGCAGCACTATATCAAGTGCCATATCAAAACATGGTACAGTTTATGTTCAAACAACCTAATGAAGATGCATTTAAAGGTTTGTATGATGCACTAAAAAGACAAGGAAGCCTTTATTTTTTATCAACATCATTTTTAAGAGGTTTAACTTTTGATAATTCAATCATCATAGTTGATGAATGCCAAAACTTAAACTTTCATGAATTAGATACTATCGTTACAAGAGTAGGACAAGATTCTAAAATATTTTTCTGTGGTGACTTTAGTCAAACAGATTTAACAAAAACAAATGAAAGAAATGGATTACATGATTTTTTAAGAGTGTTACAAAACATGGATGAGTTTACTTGTGTAGAGTTTGAGATACCAGATATTGTAAGGTCTGGGTTCGTAAGAAATTATCTCATAGAAAAAACCAAACTAGGTATAGGCGTAGACTTATAAATGAAAATTAGTTTAGAGGGATTATCTCTCATCAAAAAATTTGAGGGTTGTAAACTAGAAGCATACAAATGTTCTGCAGGAGTGTGGACTATAGGTTATGGTCATACTGCAGGTGTAAAAGAAGGTGATGTTTGCACACAAGAGGAAGCTGAAAAATTATTAAGAGGAGATATCTTTAAATTTGAAGAGTATGTGCAAGATAGTGTAAAGGTTGATTTAGACCAAAGTCAATTTGACGCATTAGTTGCATGGACATTTAATTTAGGCCCAGGTAATTTAAGAAGTTCAACCATGTTGAAAAAATTAAATAATGGAGAATATGAATCTGTTCCTTTCGAAATGAGAAGGTGGAATAAAGCAGGTGGTAAAACCTTAGATGGTTTAATCAGAAGACGCCAAGCAGAATCATTATTATTTGAAAGTAAAGAGTGGCATCAAGTATAAATTATGACAAAACAAGTAGAGGTCATTGTAAATGACACCCCATACTATTGGCCTTCATTAGAAGCAAAAACAATAGATAAAAAAAGATTTTATATAACACCTGAGGGTAATCAATACCCATCTATCACCACAGTATTATCACCAAGAAATAAAGAAGGTATAATGAGATGGCGTAAAAAAGTCGGTGGTGATGTGGCCACACACATAGCAAATAAAGCAGCTGTAAGAGGTTCAAAGGTGCACAAAATGTGTGAAGATTATCTAAATGGTTTAGATATGGAAAAACACAAGAAAGATTTTTTACCATATTGTCTGTTTAGTGAGTTAAAAAAAGAGACATTTGACAATATAAATCAGGTTATTGGACAAGAGTTAGTATTATATTCTGATAAATATAAGATAGCAGGAAGAACAGATTTGATAGCAAACTATAGAGGAGAGTTATCAATCGTAGACTTTAAAACATCTACGAAAGAAAGAAATGATTCCTACAATGAAAATTATTACATTCAAACTGCAGCATATGCTGAGATGTTTGAAGAATTAACAGGTAATCCTATTAATCAAATAGTGATTTTGGTAGTAACGGAGAATGGTACTGTACAAGAGTTTATTAAAGATAAGAGAGAATACATACCATTATTAGAAAAAACAGTAGAGGAGTGGTACGAAACATGCAAGTAACATTTACAGAGAGTGCAGCAAATCAAGCAAAGGTCATTTTGGCAAGTGAAGACCCAGGGTTAAATGTTCGTTGTTTTATACAAGGTGGTGGATGCTCAGGTTTTCAATATGGATTTACTTTAGACCAACAAAAAGATGATGACCATGTGTTCGAAACGAATGGAACAAAACTTTTAATAGACCCAATGAGTGGTGTATATTTTCATGGCGCAACTATAGATTATAAAGAAGACCCTTTGAATGGTAGTATGTTCATAATTAATAATCCAAATGCAAAATCAACTTGTGGGTGTGGTAGTAGTGCGGCTTTTTAAAGGAGTAAAAAGAAATGTTAGTAAAGGACTTAGAGCCAGCTTTATGCGTGCTAAATTATGGTTTAGCAGTTACATGCTTATTGTTGGTTTTGTATATAATATTCAAAGATGATTAAAAGATGTCAGTAAAAGAAGAAGAGATAAAAAAGTTTCAGTCTAATGTGAAAATGACTAGACATGAAACACCTATGTTAGATGAACTAGAGAATGGTCCATGGCCTTCTTTTATTTCAGGTATCAAAACACTTAGAGACCATCATCCACAAGAAAGAATAAACAAAATGACTAATGACCTGTTAGGTCAGTTAGAACATTCGTATGAAACAAGAAAAGGTTATTGGAAAGGTGGTACAGTATCAGTCTATGGATATGGTGGTGGTATTATACCTAGATTCTCAGAGGTAGGTAATCAGTTCCCAGAATCAAAAGAGTTTCATACACTTAGGGTACAACCACCTGCTGGCAATTATTACACAACAGATTCACTTAGACAGTTAGCAGATTCATGGGAAAAATATGGTTCAGGCCTTGTGACTTTTCATGGTCAGACAGGTAACATAATGTTTATCGGTTCAACCACAGAGAACACACAACATTTTTTTGATGAAATAAATGACTATGGATTTGACTTGGGTGGAGCAGGGCCATGTGTTAGAACTGCTATGTCATGTGTTGGTGCAGGCCGCTGTGAAATGTCGAACATAAACGAACATAAGGCGCACAGACTTTTAGTTAATAACTTTACAGATGATGTACATAGACCTGCTTTACCATACAAGTTTAAATTTAAAGTTTCAGGATGTCCTAACGATTGTATGAACAGTATTGAAAGGGCAGATATGTCTATCATAGGAACATGGCGTGATGACATGAAAGTAAACCAAGAAGAATGGAAAAAATTTATAAACGAAAAGGGAAGAAAATATGCGATTGATAATATCATCACTAGATGCCCTACTAATTCTCTTTCTATTGGTGATGATGATGCAATACATGTAGACAACAAGTCATGTGTAAGATGTATGCATTGTCTAAATGTCGTTCCAAAAGCATTACACCCAGGTGATGACAAAGGTGCAACAATATTAATGGGTGGTAAAAGAACATTGAAGATTGGTGACCTTATGGGTACAGTCATAAAACCATTTGTTAAATTAGAAACTGAGGAAGATTGGGAATATCTAGTAGAACTTGCAGAAAAGACAATAGACTTCTGGGCAGATAATGCTTTGGAACATGAAAGATGCGGAGAAATGATTGAACGAATAGGATTAAGTAACTTCTTAGACGGCATTGAGGAAGATGTTGATGTTAATATGGTAGGTCATCCTAGAGAATCAAGTTATGTAAGACTTGATGACTTTGATGAGGAAGCTAAGAAGTGGTACGAAAAACTTGAAGCTTCTTGACATTTACCGTGAGACCCTATATAATGCTACACTATGACAGAAAATACAGTTCACACCCCTAAAACATTTTCATTAGAAATAGAAAAGATTGCATTTGATAAAAGATGTACACATCTTGATGCAATATCAATTTATTGTGAGAAAATGGGTATTGAACCTGTGTCTGTTGCAAAGTTAATAACTAAAAGTTTAAAAGAAAAAATAGAAGCTAACGCAAGAGATTTAAATTATTTACCTAAATCAGCAAAACTACCTTTATAATGCAACCAATAGACGCATACTTAATGTATTGTGCGATGAAAGCACATTTTGACAAGGGTGATTATGACTTCATAAAATATGGTGGTAAATCAAAAGTGTCAAGAGATTCATTCTATAAAAGGAATGATAGGATTTTTTTTGTCAAATTAACCAGAAAGTATAAAAGTAAAGATGACATACAGGATTATTTACTTGCTAACTTTTTAAAATATTCTAAAGGTTGGGTTGGTAAGTTCCACGAAGACAATTATACAGAATGGAAAAAAAGAATACAGAGTTTAAATTACACTTTCAAATCTGAGATAGAGCCAATACTAGATTCAAAACTTATT